TTGAGTGGGAGTACTGGAACCATGTGGCTGCGATGGAGGCAGAGACTGCGGCAGAGGCAGTTGAGTGTGTGCCTTCTGGAGAGCCTGGCCAGTTAGATTTAGAGGCTGTCGAATATGGTCAAACAGTGGGATCCAAATCGACAGATTTGGATAATTTCGGCTCTTCTGTAGCTGCCAGTTTCCCTTGTGATTCTGCGGATAGTGTCACCCAAACCGCACCCTGTATGTCTGTACAAAATAGGGTGATTTTGACTGGTAAACAGTCTGATCCAAATTCTGGAGGTGTCTACGCGCGTACGCGCACGGCAGGGCAGGGCAGGGTAGGGATAGGAAAAGGTAGGGCAGGGCAGGGCATGCCGCCACGAGGTCGGGTCCCTGCGCATTCTCGTGGTCCTGGGGTAGGTGGCTCTATGCATGCCGCTAGTAGTGGTTCTGATGGTGCTGGGGCTATGGCCTGGAATGAGTGTAGGGGGAGCCGTGAGTAGTACCTGCGTTAGGTGCACCTGTGGGCGTGAGCTGATCGGGGAAACTGTGGGCTCACTTTGCTCTCATCAGTGGGAGGCACTATGTCGCACAGTTGCAGGTGTCCCTGCCTTAGTAGAGCATTTGCTGCTTCAGGCTGAGCCATCGCCACAAGCTGGAGGCAACGGCGCTCGCGTTAGAGTTGCTGCTTCAGGCTGCCTGTATTCGCCTGCCCGTATGGCTGCAGACCAGATCCACCTGCTATTAGTTCACTGTTTGGAATCTGCATGCAGCACACTGGGTATACGTCCTAAACCTCACTCCAGGTGGGCTTCAGCAACTGTTACTGGTGCGGTGCAGGCGGAGCTCATGCCCAAGCTGGAAAGCTTCGCGCAGGCGCCGGACGCGATTAGTCTCGCTGGACAGCTATACCGCACCTGCGAGGTCGCATTAGTTCGGTGGCCAATAGAGCCAGCTGCTAGGGCAATTTCTACAGTGCGCTGCCCGGCCTGCGGCTATCTTTCCTTGGTCGAGTACCCACCCTCGCAAGAGGGGGGCGATGTATCGGTAGTATGCCAGCGTATTTCGTGTGGGCTAGTGATGACTGAGGAAGACTGGAAGCGCGCTCGCGGATGGGAGTTGGCGGTAGCAAAGGGGGCTGTTAAGGATGTGGGTTGATGGCGAAGAATGGCTCAGCGTTGCTGATGTTGTTGCGAGGCTGCCGGTTAAAGCTGCGACTGTATGGTCTTGGATTCGCAGGGGGCAGGTGCGTAGTGCTCGCAGTGGTAGGCGAGTGTGGGTGCCCGTGCTTGATGTTGTGGAGCGTGAGGGCCGGGTTCATGCGGGGATGTTGACATGATGTGTTTTGTGTTTGCATAATTGATGCCAATAGAACACCTGTACACAAAACCCTCGTGAGCCTAAAGGCGCGAGGGTTTTGTGCATCTACTGGAGATTAAGGAGGTAGCGCACAGTGGCATGGAATCGTGTCGGACGCACTCGTGCAGATGAGTTACCCGCCAACTGGGCTTCTGTGCGCCGCCAGGTGCTAGCCCGTGACGGACAGAAGTGCGTAATGTGTGGACAGCCAGGAAACCAGGTTGACCATATCGAGCGGGGATTTAATCACCACCCATCAAACCTACGGACCCTGTGCCAGGCATGCCACATGCGCCGCACTGGTCGAGATGGTGGGCGGACGCGCCGCGCGCGCCGCACGCCTTCTTGGTGTAAACCTGAAATACATCCGGGACTGCTACATAAAAAGCAGGGCTATGCGGGATGAATATTTATACTGTTTGCGCATATATACCCGGGGGTACACCCTCCCCCCACCCCACCTTGACCGCTCCGCGTATAGGCGCTGAGATTCCGCCCGGGTTTTGGGGAAAATTGGGGGCAAATAAGGGTGAACGTGACGAATATTTATGCGTAGGGGGTTGGTGTGGGTAGCCGGGGACCAATCCCGCGCCGAAAAGAGTCCCTGCGAGGGCATCGTGCAAAAGCAGAGATTGATGCTGTGACATCTGCTCCTTCTGGTGTAGCTACTGACTGCCAGATGAGTGTGCCAAAGGAAAACAAGCACTGGAATGCAACCGCTCGGAGGCTGTGGCGAGCCGCTAAAGTTAGTGGCCAAGCCCGCTTTTATGAGGCAACTGACTGGGCAATGCTCTACTGGTACATGGACCTAATCACTGAGCTAATGAACTCGCCCAAACGCACTGCAGGAAAAATCCAGGTGATTCAGGCAGGCCTGTCAGACCTGCTGTTCACTGAGGGGGATCGGCGCAGAGCTGGTCTAGAGCTATCGCGGCCTTCATCCCAGGAGCTACAAAGCGCTGGCGTGGAGGAACTGGACAAATGGAGGAAAACCCTAGCTGGGCAAGAGCGGCTGATCAACAACACCTAAGCCCACGAGAACGGATCTACACGCTGCCGACTGGTATTCCAGCCCAAACACTGGGCTGGGGCGTGATCAAGTGGGTGTCAGATCACCTGGTACAGCCTAACGGGCCGTTAGCTGGCCAGCCGTTTCGACTCACCGAGGGACAGGTTCGGTTCATTCTCTGGTTTTACGCCATAGATAGTGATGGTCGATGGATCTATAACCGTGGTATCAGGCGTCTAGCCAAAGGCTCAGGAAAAAGCCCATTCGCAGCAGTTCTCGCTTTGGCGGAACTACTGGGGCCTGTACGTCTAGACGACTTTGATAAGAGATTGCCTGGCGGAGTTCTAGGTAAACCTGTCACTATGCCGCTGGTACAAATCGCCGCCACTAGTGAAAAACAAACAGCAAACACTATGCGCATGGTGCGTGCTTTTGCGGGTAAAAAGACACTACTGCGCCGTAAATATGGCCTACAGGTCGGCAAAACATTCGTTGACACACCATATCTAGGCAAACTAGAGCAAATCACATCTAGTGAAACTAGCGCTGAAGGCTCAGAAACCTCATTTAACGAAACCGAGCACTGGACACCTGCCATGGGCGGCACCGGCCTAATGGAAACATTAATCCAAAATGCGAGTAAATCTGGGGCTCGAATCCTAGAAACTTGCAATGCCTGGCAGCCAGGCGCAATGAGCACAGCAGAAAAAGCATTTGAAACATGGTGTGAACAACAAGAAGGAAACAGCCGAGCAAAACAACATATCCTGTATGACGCTGTGGTAGCCCCATGGAATACGGCTCTGACAGATGAGCCGGAGGAAGGGCAAATCAGCCTGACCGACGGCCTGAAATGGGTGTACCAAGACTGCCCATGGGTAGACATAGAGCCAATCAAAAACACCATTTGGGCAACTGATTACCCGACCTCGAAAGCCAGACGGTTCTACCTAAATCAGCCTAACGCAGCTGAAAACGCCTGGTGCTCCATCAATCAGTGGGGCGCGCTCGCGGATGTAGATCGAAAGCTGCTTGCTGTTTTTCGACGGCTCGAAGTCGAATGACCACACTGCGCTTGTAGGCTGTGCCATGCGTGATGGGCACGTTTTTACCATTGGTATATGGGCGCCAGAAAAGCTAACTGGGGTTGTAAACGTAGCGGCAGTAGATAGCGCAGTAGCAGAAATATTTGAGCGGTTCCATGTAATCGCATTCTGGGCTGACGTGCGCGAATGGGAATCATTCGTGAAATCCTCATGGCCTGACCGCTATGGTGACCAGCTCGAATTTTGGGCAGTCCCACGCGGGAAAGAACCAGCACCAATCGCCTGGGACATGCGTTCACACGTGTACCAGTTCGCAGAGGCTACCGAGATGTGTAGAGCCGAAATTGAGTCCAAAGCATTTACACACGATGGGAACTGGATCACGGCAAAACACGTTGCTAATGCCCGCGTAAATGAAGTACGAGGAAGATTCTCAATTAAAAAGGAATCTCCTAAAAGCGCCAAAAAAATCGATGCAGCTGTATGCGTAGTTGGTGCAAGAATGGTTTATAGGACGGTAAAGGCAAGTGATGAATGGGGCTATGACCCCGCTAGCGAATGGGGGTGAAAGGTGAAAATGGGGTTTAACGAGCTAGTACAGCAGGCTAAAACCAGCTCTGCGCGTGTAAAAAAACTGGAAGATATTTATGAGGGGAAAGTACGCCTAGAGTCGCTGGGCGTTTCACTGCCGCCGCAGGTACGTCTACTAGAAATGGTTTCGCCCTTTCCTAAACTAGCGGTAGATGTACTCACGGAAGTTCTCTGCCCAGAGGGATACATACTGGCTACAGCGCAGGGTGAAGAAATCGCAGCTCTACTGCGACGCTGGTGGCAGGCCAATAATCTTGACTCACAGGTGCGGCAGGCATGCAGCGAAGCTCTAGTGCAAGGAATTAGCTACTGGATCGTAGGACCAGGCACAGGCGATATTCCCCGCGTTACTGCGCACACTAGGCTAGGTGTAGCAATCGGGCGTGACCACATGGGGCGCGTGTCTGAGGGTATCCGGCTGTATAAGTATCAAGGCGCACAATACGCGACCTACTATGAGCCTGGCGTGACTAGCTACTGGGTGCTACAACCGGCAGGGCGGTGGGTCCAGGTAGACACCATCGAGACAGGTGTTGACCGCCCATTGATTGTCCCAATGATAAATGCCATGCGTCTAAATGATCTGGAGGGGCGCAGTGAAATAGATGAGCTTGTAACCATTTCGGATGCTGCTAGTCGATCGCTGACAAACTTACAAATTGCACAAGAAATGCTGTCTATGCCTCTGCGGTACATCCTAGGTAAAGGAGCTAAAGAAGCACTGAACAGAGTAAATAAAATCGAAGCGTATTTCGATAGTTTCCTGACTGGTCCCCAAGGCGCAACTGTAGGCCAGCTGACAGGCGCCGATCTCAACCCAATCATCAGCACCTACAAGCTTTATGCACAGCAAATTAGCGCTATCACCGGTATCCCACCCTCCATGCTAGGTATCAGCACTGACAATCCTGCTAGCGCTGAGGCCATGCGAGCGACTCATCACCAGAGCCGAAACTAAACAAGAGCTTTTCGGGGACGCCCTCGAAGAAGTAGCACGCCTACAACTGGCCGTGATGGGTAAGAAATATGAGGGGCTAGAAACACTAGAAATGCAGTGGCGTGACCCAGCCACGCCATCCCAATCGGCAGTGATCGCTTCAGCCCTACAAGCACAGGCGCAGGGTGTAATCAGTGCCGAAACGGCTAGGGAATTCATGCGGCTGACCCCTGAGCAAAAGGCCAGAGAAAAAGCCGAAAACGATCTAGTCACGTACTAGAGAAAGAGAGCCTGCGGTGTCCACTGAGCAGGATAATCTAGCTGAGTACCGTAGTCTCCTAGACCAAGTCATGCGGTGGCTGCTGCGAGCCTTACGTGATGCCGCTACTACTCTACCTGCCACGCCTGCGCCTGATGCATCTACAGCAGAGATACAAACGTGGCAGGCATTAGAGGCTGCCTACCAGGCCCAGGTACTGCGGGCTCTGCGTAGAGCTCGTAGACAAGCCTGGGCAGCCGCAGCTATCTACCTGGAGGCAGAGGCAATCAGACAGGGTAATGTGCATGCAGTAATCCCATCAGAGCCACCACTATCTGACCAGCGCCTACAGGCTCTACTGCGCGAGGCAGGCCCACTGGCCGCTGAAAAAAACCGTAAGCAACTAGAAAAGTTGATCATCAGAGCCGCTGAAGGCGGCGCGCGCGAAACTATCCGCAACTCTGTATCCACAGCCGACGAACCCAAAATGAGCCTAAGCGAGTCAATCGCAGAGCAAGACCTACGCCAAGCTCGTGAAGAACTAGAAGACCTAAAACACAACCAGCAGACAGAGCATAAAAACCCTCGCTACTACGGCAAACCATTCGCATACGCAAGAGTAGTAGTCTCACACCCACCATGCGGCTTTTGCCTGATGCTGGCCGCACGCGGACCAATCTATAAATCTGCCAAGCTCGCAGGAAAAACCCGCGACAGCCTGAACCCCAACAGCTACCACACAAACTGCCGATGCACATACAACAAATGGCCAGGTAAACAAGCCAGCGAAGAAGCCGACGCACTATACAAAAAACTAGTAACAGGCGAAGGCCTCACAGGCGCACAAGCAATAACCGCCATCGACAACCACCTACGCGGCACACGCAGCAAAGAAAAATCCCGGCTCCGACAAGAAAACTAGCCACAACCACCCAGGCCAAAAGAAAGGAAAACACCCATGGCAACCGATGAAACCAAACTTCTCGACGACCTAAAGGCACAAGTAGAAGCCCTCACCAACCAGGTAAACACTCTCACTGCAGATCGCGAAAAACTCAATGCCGACCTGGCAACCGCCACACAGGCACGCAAAAAAGACCGACTACTCACGCAGGCCGGACTAGACCCCGACCGCTACGCTCGCTTTCTGACCGGCAACACTGAAGACGAATGGCAGGAAGCGCTCGCGGCGCTGCAGGATCTGCGCGCAGAAACGCTAAAGCCTACAGCACAGGATGACAAAGAAACTGAAGTGGAAGTGACTCACCAGACTACTCAGGTCCTAGTGCGTGATCCGGCTCAGTCGTCTCAAGCTGTAGCACCGGATGACTATTACACGCGCATGGCGCGAGCACTTTTTGGTGAGTAACCTCTGCTGACTCTAAACAACTACTAAACGAAGGAGAATGAAAATGGCTGCTGCTGTAGGTGGCTTTACTGTTAATGAAGCGATCACTGCGGGGAAACTCCCTGCAGAGATGGTGGACTCTATCTGGTCGAATGTAGAGTATGAATCCGCAATTCTGCGTGTAGCAGGTACTACCCCTGTAGCGATTACCGGCAATGTAATCCCCACGGTCACTGGTGATATCGTCGCGGGAATTGTAGGTGAAGGGGAAGCCAAGCCTATCGTGAAGGCAGGGCTGGAGCTTAAGACGTTTAAGCCGGTCAAGGCTGCGGCAATCATGTACTGGTCTCGGGAAGCCCGTCAGGCTAACCCGGCCAACTACTTGAAAGAGTTTGAGTCTAAGATGACTCAGGCTATTGCTAAGGCAGTCGATATGGCTGTTATTCACGGCAAGGACGCGCTAAAGAATGCGCAGATTACTGGCGTAGAG